CTGCGCCAAGGCCTTGCTCTTTGCGGATGCGTTCATGCCTACATGGGCAGAAAAGCCTCGCGCCTCATGCCATTTGCCGTCGCCTCCTGCTGCATTGTTGTGGATCGAGACAAGCAGCACGTTCTTGGTGCCTACTTTCTTGCAGATGTCGTTCACACGCTTGCAGCGTACAGACAGCGCAACGTCCTGCTCCTCTTCCACAACACGCTCTGCATTGTAGCCCATGCCGCGAAGCTCGTTCACAACTCGCGTTGCAATCTCTCTTGCATACGCATATTCACGCAACCTTTTGTCCGGGCTGCATTTGCCGGGGGTGTTCACCCCATGGCCATTGTCAATCAATACAATCATACATCAATAGTTTAACCGTTGATAGAAATCTGTTTTGATATTGTCGTAGGCGAGCTTTACGTTAGTATAGGCTCTGGCATTGTTTTCACCGTCCTCATGGTAAATCTCGCCTTCAACTATCTTCGCTACGTCCTCCACCCATTCCGAGCTACAGAACTCTGAAATGGATTTGCCTCGATACGTGAACGAGTCAAACCGTGAATTGCGGTCGTTGTGGATAACAAGCAATGACTTGCGTATCTTAGCTGCCGTCGCTTCATGATCTGCAATATGGTTTTCCTTGCGCACCCTCTTGATAAGCCTGCACACCTGCTCAATACTGAGGTCGAAAGCAAAACCAGTCAGGTTGCGGATGCGTAACAATGTCTCCGGGCGAAGACCCTCTGATATGTCTTGCAGCATTTCGTTCTGCTTACGTGTCTCTTCGGCAAGGTTGTGCATACTGTACTTCTGGTCTTGCATCATCTGTTCGATGATGCTCTTGAACCAACGGAAGAGGGCCACCATCATAGCTGCGGAAAGGAGAAGGAAAAAGGCTGCTGTTATTGCCATCATGCCATAGTCGCTAATACCTTTAGCCACCTGCGTAACTTGACTTACATCGTTCATTTCCCTGTCAGTGCTACTCTTATCAAGCGTCCTACAACTACTCCGGCCATCGTACAACCGAAGTCAACCCAATCCCATTTTCCGCCATACAACTTGTCTTTAAGTTCCAAGGCTCCGGCTACACCAGCTCCGGCATACAGCGCACAGTAGGTATCATCAGCTCCCAAGCCGATGAGAACGCCGCCTACGATATGTCTGCCGCGGTTGCTGGATTTTAACCATGTAATAATCTTTTTCATTGCCATTATGATTTTATGTTCTTGGCAAATTTAGCGACTTAACCGGTGAGCGTCGTTTTAACTATTGTAGCACAAAAAAAGAGGAGCAAGATTTCTCCTGTTCCTCTTATTGATGATGTTATGATTACATGTCAAACACGCTCCATTCTACATTGTCCTTCTCCTTCCATCCGTTCCTGATGGTTTCAAGAATGAAACATGCAGCGGCCTCGCTGAACTTCTTGAACTCGTCTCGCGTCTGGAAGGTATGATAGATTGGTGTAGCGTCGGCTTTCTCGTTGAGCTTCAACGTAAGTGGGAATGTAACACTTTCGTTGTTCTCAATAGAGGCAAAGTTACGCTGCTTCTCGTCTGTGAGCCAAACCTTGATGCCCTCATACTCAAACTGATTGACAATCTTGTCTTTGGTCTCTGCGTCTATCGTAGCCCAAACAAGTTTCTTTATCTCGTCAAGCGTGGGCTTGTGCGTGAACGTATGACGGTATTCGTATGTACCGCTCTCTGTTTCATACAGACCGAAATAGAGCAGCCATTTATTCTTGCCTACTCGTTGCAGTCCGTTCTGACGTTTGGTTGTGCCGTATATCTTTTCCATTGTCGCTATGATTTTGTTGAGGCAAAGATATAGTATGCAGCCCTATTCACGCTTTTATCTTTAGTGAGTCACTTTAGGTGAAGTTATACTTTCGCTTGCTGCCGTCAAATAGTTCGCATTTGATAATGCTCTCAAACGGAAAGCCGTCCTCAATGTCGCTAATCTGGTCGAGTATGCCCTTCATTTCCTGCGAGGCGGTGAAGAACTTACCCCATTCCTTTGTTGCTGGATTACGGAACGAAACAAGATAGCGGTCTTCACCTTCCTTCGTGTCGATACCTACTTCATAATCGTGGATTTCAATAGGGATGTTCACGATGTCACCCAAGCGTGTCACCTTACCGGGAAAACGTTTCTTTCCGTCTGCTGGCTTATAGGTCACGCCCATTTCTGAAAATTTCTTCATGTTTTTACCTGTTAATATATAATATAAATGCTGGCAGTCTGCATGACATGCCATTCCTTTGAACGAGCCTATAATTTGTTGCCTTCGCTTTCTCGACTTTATCTTGGCAAGTTTCCTCGCAGCGTTCACCTTTGTGCGCTTGCGTATTCGTGAGTGGTCACCATAATCAATATACCCCAGTGCATCCATTCCTGCGCTCACTGGAGCTACCTTCTCGCTCGGCTTGATTATCAGATTGTAGGGTTTACTTAGCCTGTGCAGTGTATCCCTGTGTTTCCACAACTCTTTTTTGTCGTCTCCAAGTATGTATATGTCGTCACAAAAGCGGTTGTAATTATCCTTTCCACACTCCTCTATCATGGCATGGTCAATGTCATTGTGATACAGGTTGCCGAAAAACTGCGAGGAGCGTAGTCCCTTGCTGATGCCTTCGTTGCCATACGGGTGCAATACCTTAACGAAGTCTATTAGTATGGGGAGTAATATCGGGTCGGCTATATACTGCTTGATGATGTCAATCATCTTGTCGTGCAGTATGTGGTCATAATATCCTTTATAGTCGCTTTGATAATAATATATAAGGTCGGGGTTCTCGGCTCTCACTTCCTGCATCTTGTGGAATAGTCCGTGTGGGCCGCGTCCTTCTATCGAAGCTGCCGTGTTTTCTATTAGCAATGGCGAAAGGTGTTTTTCCACAATCTCCATGATGGCATTGCAGCCTATACGTTTCACAACAGGAGGCGCTTGAACCATTCTTCTCTTCGGACCATCGTCCACCTCAAACGAAGACAGACGCTCAACACGAAATGTGCCATTGCCTATTTGTTCTTTCAGCTCGGCAATAATTTCTTTCTTGCGCTTCATATAGCGCACCATGCGTGGAGTACATTCCACACCATCTATAACAACCTTCTCCCTCCATTTTATTCCGCTTCGCGTGTCGGCGTTATGAAGGTTCGACATGACACGCTTGAACGAGCGTTCCATGTTTTCGTCCGAAATGATTTCCGGGATGAGGTTATATAAAGGAAAACAGATAGAAGTTGGTGCTTCTACCTGTCCTAATAAGTCTTCCTGTTGATTGACAGCCTTCCTGTCCTGTGGGGAGTTGATGCACTCCCCACATGTGGTTAATGTCGTGTTCCGGCTTTCCATAATTCGTTTATCATGCTGTTGCCGAGGCTCTAATCCCTCGGAGTTTGTTTGCGGCAATCCTCGTGCCACGTCAGAGTCCCCCGATTAAGTACCACTAAGAATTTCAGCCGACCGCCGTAGTTCGTGTTCGAGTTCGAAGAAGCGTTGTTCGCGTTCGCATAAGCGAGACCGCTGTTCGCATTCGAGTTGTTGCCAGACCGCAGAACACAGCGGCGCGTGGGATTTTCTGCCTTTTGTTTCTTGTTATACTATCGGACGCACAATGTCCACTTTCAATCCCAAAGCGTCAATGATGCGGAAAAACATTCCCACACCAGGTTCTATCACACCTTTCTCTATGCGTGATATGTAGGTCTTGTCCGTACCGACTTTCTTTGCGAGGTCTGATTGGGTCATGTGTTCCTGCTTTCGGGCATCATAGATAATCTGTCCCACGCAATAGTTGGTGGCTTCCTTTCTGAAAGCCTCTCTTTCCGCAGTTCCTACTGCTCCATACTTGGCGTCAAGAATGGCATCAAAACTGCTAATGTCATTTCTTTCCTGCATAATATTCCTTTTTAAGTTCAAGTGCTCTGTCTATCTCCTTGGAGGGTGTCTTCTGGGTTTTCTTCTGAAAGCCGTTGAAGAGCATCACGATGTTGCCCTCGTCGAAAATGAAGAACGCTCGATATATATTACCATTGTAGGAGGCTCTTATTTCATAGAGACCATCCTTTATGTACTTTACAAATTTCTCGCTCACTCTGTCCTGCATCTTCAGCACATCAAGCACATAGTCTATCTTCTTCTGTGCTCCTGCTTCCAAGGTGCGGTAGAACGTGAGGAAATAATCTTTGTAAACCAGTATTCTCCGTTCTGAGTTCATGGTGCAAAGGTAATACAAAAAGTTGATATATCATACAACTTTTGCTTTTATTTTGCAGAGCCTAAAAAAAATCTCGCTGACGCGAGATAAAAAGGGAGAGGGAGCAGCCTCCTTTCGTCGGCTCTCCCTCTGACGCTTTTTTCGTGCTTTCGCTTTCCGCTTAGTCAACAATCACGAATTTTCCGCGGAAGGCCAGCCGACCGCCGCAGAACGTATTCGAGTTCGAAGAAGCGTAGTTCGCGTACGCATAAGCGAGACCGCTGTACGCAACCGAGTAGTTGCCAGACCGCAGAACACAGCGGCCTCTACTGCCCGGGAACCATACTCCTGCTGCATAGTGTGTGGTGTATTTGCTGGTGTCAGTCTGATGCACCTTGCTCGGCAAGATGTCACACTTGGCACCATGCACCACTCTCACAACGCAGTTACCTCCGCTGTTCACACTCTGCACAGTTCGCTCCGTCTTCTTCACTGGGTCGTAGATGTGGAACACATAATCTACAGGATCTTCGTTCGTCTCCACGCAACGGTTCTTGTAGAACGTCTCGTAGCTCTTCACATTTCCTGCAATGTAGTCCATCCACTCACTATCACAGCCCACATAGTGTTTGAGTCCCATGATTGAGTTCATGGAGTTGCCCACATACGATGTGTCCGCCATGCCGATGTCGTCACGACTGTTCAGCGTACTGTCATGTGCACCATTGCCAACAACAGACTGCTCATTGGTCGTTCCATGGGTCGCCCACCATAGGTTGCTGATTTCCTTGTGCTGCTCATAGTCTTGGAGTTGGTAGCCCTCTCCGCGCATGTGCGCACTGTTCTGGAAATCCTTGTCAGTGTAGTGCATTGTCCCGGTCGGCATTTCGGTCGGGTTACCGTCCGTGTCGTATGCCCATTCTGACGAGGTCTGTGAAGTGCCGTCACCTTTCTTTGAACGTACTGAACCCGATATGCTTCGAGGTCGTTTCAGTCCGTCAATAGTGATGGGGTATGTTCCCACAAGACTGTCGAACTCACCAACGGTGTGCTCAGTCCATTCTGGTTCTATTGCCTCTATATGCTCGCTGTCAACAGCAAGACACTTTATGTCGCCAATGTCACGATACGAAGTGAAGTATATCCACTTAGCACCGTTTGGCACATCGCAGAACACATAGTTACCGATTGAGAAGTCGAAGTAAGCGTGACTCACCATCATAATGAACTTGCCCACTATCTTGCCGTTTGCATCCGTAAAGACGGCACCAAGACGAGCGTGGTTAAGTCCCGGCCATCTTACCTGCTTCATGCCCTCAACGTCCATACGGTAGGCATTCGCATTGGCTGCTGTGGCAATAATATTATCGCCAACTGTCTCGCCAACTGTTGCCTCATCTGCATACACGCCTGTATTTTCTGCATAGAGCAGCTCTGAAAGCAATGCCTCCTTGCGGTTGTTTACAGTCGATAATGGCTCATTATCTGTAATTGAGTGAATGATATACTTTGCTTGGTTCTTGTAGTCGTTCACGCCCTTGTACCAAAAATGAGGCAAGTGGTGGAAGATGTCAAAGCCTTCACCTGCGCTGTCGCCTACATCGAAGCTCTCACCATTGGCAAGTTTATTGAAGTCTGCATCGCTCAATTGCACACCCTCCATCTGTTTCAGTTTGGAGTTGTACGTACACTTGTAAGCATGGGTGTCCTGCAATATCTTAAGCGTATGGCCGCTTGCCACAAAGGTCTTATCGTAATCAGCTCCTGTCTGGTTCTCGGGGTTGCTGTACTTCTCGCAGAAATCACCGCTCACCACATCGTCTATCTTTATGACAGAGAATTGCGAGTTTATAACTTCAAGGTTCGGGAAGTAACGCTTCAGCTCCGCAATCTCACTCTCCTCTGAAAGTAGGGTTAGGATCCATCTGCCTATCAGTCCGCTACACTGGCCGCTCTCGTCATAGTCTGCTCCGTTCGCGTCTATGCCTACGGCTCCATGGTTCTTGATGGCTCGCAGCAGCTCAACGCTTTCCGTAGCAGCAAGGCCGGCTATGCGTACACTCTTCAGCGCACTGGCCGTGGTTACCTCTCGCAGCAGCGTCATGGCATCTATCTTCGGGCTTCCGTCCAAAAACAGCTTCGTTACCTTAGCCATTCCGTCAATGGTCAAACCACCGGGATAGGTCAGATTAGGAAGGTTCTTGAAGTACAGAGTCGTCATAGTACCGGGGAGGTGTAGCGTATCAATAGGCGAACTCTCTGCAAGTGTGATTGACTTCAACAGACTGCCTTCTGCCAACACCTTTCTTAGACGAGGACACAGCGAGGCGTTCACGTCGGTGATCATCGTGTTCCTGATGTCTATCTCTTCCAAGAAAGGCATCTGTCCTAAGTTCAGCGTGCTCAGTATGTCGGTGGTATAGGCTGGAGTATATCCTTCACCGCCAATGACGAGCTTGCGCAGCAAGGTGCACTCGCTCAGCATCCAGTTTGAATTCTTAGGAGAACAACCGCTGATGTCAAGCTCGCTTATCTTGTCTGCACCGAAGATGTAGATCAGCTTTCCACCTTCACCTGCTGCCGCCTCAGATCGGAAGAGCACACGTCTGAACTCCAGT